TAAAAAAGGGAGAGGACACCCCTCCCCCTTTTTAAGAATCTATTGTTTAGATTAGAATGATCCGCCAGTAACTGGGTTTCTCATAACAATCTTCAACACCTTAGTTGGATCTTTAACCCAAATTGCAGGCATTGTTTGTGACATCATGACACGGTATCCGTTGAATTGACCAGAAGACTGGAATCCTTGGCTACGTCCCATGTAGTCCATTGTACCATTTTGATACCACCACTTTAATTGATTATCCCAAGATAACTTCAATAAGAAGATGTTATCATTAGTGTTATCAGTGATGTCAAAGATAATAAATGAATAAGAAGATAATGGGAAACCATCAATGATTGGGTTCTCAATATCATTAGTATTTACATTATCAAATGCTGGGTTAAGTACAAACTTAACGTTAGCAAGGAAAGGAATCACATAGCTAGTGTAAGCAAAACCAAAGTTCAAGTCCATTCCTTGACCAGTGATTGCACCTATATCAGCAGCTTGGATTACAAGTCCTGATGCTACAGCATCACGCTTGATAGCTTCATTAACCATTCTCATTCCACCCATACCAGTTTGGACAATCAATTGTCTTTTTGGATCTGGACCTTGGAATTCAACTTTACCATTAAAGAAGTTATAAATCTCAGAACGGAATAAGTCAAGGTTGAAGTTATTCTTATTGTATACTCTTTTGAAAGAGTTGTCTAGTTGAGACCAAAGACCTACAGATAATCTTAAATCATCTGGACCGTCTTGTCTAACTCTACCACCTTTACCCCACATAAGGTAAGACTCAATGTCATTTGCTACTTTTGTTAAGTGAGCAGCTTCCATTTGAGTAAGGAAAGAACGAGAAAGATCACCATTATCAAATGCTCTCTTTACTTTATCTTTACCCATTACTTTAACCATATCATCTAATGATGCTACAGAAGGATCCATGCTATCTCCAGATGTTCTCCAGATCTCAGTTACTGGTACAGTACCATCAGCATTCATTCCACCTTTGATCATAAGATCAGCTCTAGAAGAAACTGAATAGTGAACGTGTGCTTCTGCTCCACCTACATAGTTGTAGAATTCACGGAAACCAGTTCCTGTAGTAATATCAGAGAATCTTTCACCATATTCACCTCTAGCAGAACCTTTTCTAAAGTACTTAGTTCCATTAGTTAAATATGAAGAATCAAAAGTTGCACTGTTATTATTGTTTACCATTTGTACGGTATAAACAAAACCATCACCCATTGGAAGAATATCTTCATCAGTGATGTAAAGTTCAGTACCATTGTACTTGTCATAAGTAATGATGTCACCATGACCAAATTCTCTGCGACTCAACTTAATGCGGAAAGTTGTACCATCTGCACCTCTTGTGTCTCCTGCTGAAGGATCCATATCCTCAATAATATAAGGAAGATCTCTTGAGACTGGTGTTTGCCACTTATACTCTCCACGAGCATTGTCTACTTCAATTACATTTTTCCCACCAAAGCTAGACATTTGATAAAGGGGCATTTCTACCTTTTGGGACATAGCCCATAGGTCCACAGGACCAAGGTCCATAGGTTCTGCATCTTTAAGCATGTTAACCAAGTGATAGGAATCTACGTGTGAACTTGCGTTGTAAGCTGTATCCCGTAGAAAGATACCATTGTTTAATACTGGAGTTGCCATTATTTATTTATTTATTTATTTGTTTACTAATTAAAAACGTTTAAACATATTGTTCTTACGTTGTACTGTTGGTTTTCTTGTTGGTTTTTTTCTACTAGTGGATTTTGAATCTTGCACTGTAGATGAACTAATTTTTTGTGACTGAGCAGTCTTTAATTGTCTTACTGTTTTTTCAACAGCTTTTCTAGATCCTTGTTCTTTTATCTTTCCTTTATATCCATCAGGATCAGAAAGAAGCCATAATGCTTCTGCAATTAAATCATGCCTTGGTTCTACAAACTGATATTTTTCAAGTAAATGACCTAATAAGTTAGTAGGCTTACCAGATATAGAAGGATAATTAGGTTGAACTAATCCAGAGTATAAATGGTTTTGTACTTTTCTATCTAATTTAAGATCTCCTAATGTGCCTTCTGAAAGAGTATTATATACATTATCCATGTATACAGATGCTGCTTCTTCTTGTTGAGCTTTTTTATGCTCTTGCTCTGCAAGTTTTTGCGCAACTATTTTCTCTTGCATTCTATCTAACTTTGGTTTAAATTGCTTTGCTTTTTTTTCTAACCTGTCAGTATCTTGCCAACTTTCAATTTCTTCTTCAATTTCTTCAGAATTTCCAAAATTAGTAGCTTGTAAATATTGTCTAGCAATTTGAGCTTGATGACTTTCATTTTGTGGATCTAGCTCAATAACTTCTTCTACATGAGAAAGAGTTCTAAACAATCCTTTTAAATCTGTACCGCCATCTGCTACATATTTTGCAGCTACTTGAAGTTCTGAAGGAAGAGATTCAAAAAATTCTTTAGGGGTATCTTGTCTAATCTTAGCTTCTTTTTCTTGGAAGTTAGCTTCAAACAATTCTCTAAAATCTTTAGTAGTGTATTCGTCTATAGGTTTTTCATCATCAAATCCAAAAAGAGTTCCCTCTTCAATCATTTTATGAGCTAAATCAACTAAAGCACTTTTATCAGTTTTAGGTCTACCTGTCTTAGCTTCACCTGTTTCTTCTTCAGTAATTGCATCATCTAATTCAGCTAATGCTTCTTCTACTACAGAATCAGGAGTAGAGTCAATCTTTTCCTGCGAAGTCATTTCCTTTTCAGGAGTTTCAGTTGTAGTCTCAGTCTTGTCAATGAACGTTATATCAGTCTCTTCTGGTTTAGAGAAGATGTTTGACTTTTTTTCTTCTGGTTCTGGTTCAACTTCATCTGCTGGTAGCATTACACTTTCAGCACCTGGTTGACCAAACATTTCATCTAAATTTACATTTACTTCTTCTACCGTTGTAGAGTCTTGTACTTGAGTTTCCTCATTTAATTCTTCTGCCATTTGTCAGTTTTTGTTGGTTATTACTTTAATATACTAAAATAAATCTTAAAGATTTAAAATTACTTACAAACTTTTATTAAAATTTTTGCATTATATAGCTAAGTTATTTTTTCTTTTTAGAATCTGAAGATTTAACATCATATTTATTCTTATTTTCTTTAGCAATTTCTAACTGTGTATTTGCTATTTCTTTTTGAGCTTGCAATCTTTGTTCTTCTACTGACATTTTTTGTGAATGTTTTACCATATCATTAGCCTGTCTTTGTCTTTCAACTTGAGTTTGTTGTTGATACTGCTCAGTTTTTCTAATATCTTCCATGACATCTTTATAATCAGATTGTTGATTTTTATTAATGTCTACCGTAGAACCATAACCTGCAGCTCTAATTTCTGCAATAAGAATATCTTTTTGTCTATCTTTCTCCTTCTCTATACCTTCAGCATCAAGTTTCATTTTTTCTTGTTGTTGTTGAGCTAAAAGTTGTTGCTCTTGCATTTGTTGTTGCTGTTGAGCCTGCTCCTGTTGTTGTTGCTGTTGTTTTTGTTCAGAGTTTTTCATAGCAGCATTTAGTTCTGCAATAGAATCTGATTGTACGACTTTACCAAGATCATATATACTAGCACCTGTAGTATTATTTTGAAGAGCCATTTGTTTTAATTGTTCTAACACAGCTCTATGATTAGCAGTAGTAGAAGTAAATATATTAAGGTCTCTCATTAGCATGTCTGTACCATTAATTTCAAAATTTACTTTTTCATCTGCAGAAGTAATATAAGTTAATCTTGTAGATGGTTTAGTACTATTATAGTATTGAGCTAAATCTGTTCTCATCTGGTGAACTCTTGGCATTAAGTAATCACAGTGCTGTATAAAGTAAGTTTCAGTTTGCGCATAAGAAGCGCTAGCTGCTTGTTCTACACCAGTTGCAGTCATCTGAGATAATTGCTGCCCCATTCTTTGAGGATTTACACCAATTACTTCATAAGCTTGTTGTTTAAAGTAATTAGCCAATTGAATTCTTCCCATTAACCTATTAGTCTGCTCTAAATCTAATTTTTGAAAATGCTGAAAGTTTAACGCATTCTCAGTATTTGTAATAGATGTATCTAAGGGCAAAATCTGAAAATCTTTCATAGCTACAAAAGCTTTTGCATAATTACCCTTACCCCAATCTTCACCTAATGAATGTTGTGGTAATGTGTTTTGATCAATCATTACAACTGTACCTAGTTCATCTACTAGTATATCTGCTATTTGATTATTAACCAGATTATATCCAATTTGATAAGGTTTCATTAAATCAACTAAAGCTGTAGACTTTGTATTTCTATCTGAAAATACAGCTCCTTCTACAGGAAGTTTGCAACCATATAAATTGTTATCACCTTTAAACTGAAATTTTAATTTACCAGGTCTTTTTTTATCTATACCTATATAGATAGGAGTCATACCTGAAGGATTATTCATACCCCAATAGCTAGGAATATTAGGTCCTACTTTAACACCACCCCAAACTTCATTTATCCATATCCATTCTATATGTTCTCCAAGTATAAGATTTTCTTTTGATTTATTCTTAAATAATCTAGTATCATATATAGGCTTATCTGTAATTTTATAATCTTCTGTAACTATTTCATTTAAAACTTCTCCTTGATCAGTTATCTTTGTTAAATGCCCTAGTTTTCTTTGAGACTTCCAATAACATGTTGTTACTCTTAATAAATATGCAGAACCTTCATCTTGGTAATCTTCACCTTGAGAAAGTATTCTATTCACAATATCATCTCCATCTGTAACAACACCATCTCCCATAAAACTAGTATATTGTCTCATAGCTAAAGAAGGTCTTTGAGTATTCCATTCATGAGATTGAGTAGCATCATAAAAGGAACCATCATTTTGATAACCACCTATTGAATAACCAGCAGCTCTTATTGGATAAATTGCTTCTAATGCTTTAAGCTGCTCTTCATCCATTAGATAACCATATTTATCAATAACATCAGAAGGAGTCAACATATCTGTTTTACCAACCCAATTACAGTCAGATATATACCTAACATCAGGAGACTTGTGATAGAATGTTAAAGTAGGATTCCATAATTCTACTTCATAATCATCCTCCATCATTCTCATATGCCAGAACTCTCTATCTGTAATAAGCATGTCTCTAAAAGCTCTTTCTTCTAACTCTTCTATTTTAAATCTTTCAGAATCTACTTTATGTTGATGAGTAGCCCATTCTTCAATCATAGATCTGTAGCTCTTTTTAAAATACATTTCTATTTCTGGAAGTGTCTTTAAATTATCTTCATTTAACTGTTCTTGCGCTTCTTCTGATTCAGGATCTAAACCTTGAGCTAACATAGCAGACATTGTTTTTACTTTGGCTTGATTTACAAGAACATCTTCTACTTGTAACCTTTTTTGTTCAAGCATTTCATTATATGAAAATTCGTCAACTGCTCTATAAGTTAATTTAGTAGATCTCTTAGCAAACTCTGCTACAAGCACATTAACTACATTAGGTATAATTGGATAAAATTTTAACTCTAGTGCTGCACCTTCATCGGAACCTTGATTTAATAAATCAACAATATTTCTTGTTTCATTATCTTCTTCAACTATATAATCAGATTTATCTATGTGACCTTTTGCAAGTTTATAGTTTTTAAGTAGTCTTCTAGAATTTCTTCTAAGTTGTTTAAGTCCATTCCACTCTAACCAATCTAAATTCCAAGCAGCCCACTCTTCATCTTTTCTTTTTTGAGGTAAAAATTGCAAAGGTTGTGTAATTGCACCTATTCTTTGCTGTTCAACTTTAGCTCCTTTTTTTAATTGAAGTGCATTATATACTTGCATAATTACTATTTAATATTTTTAAAAGCAGATCTTTTACGATTCTTACCCTGCATTCTTTTATTTTTTCTACCCATATGAGTAAACGGACTACTATTTAATTTAAACAAATTTTCCGACTTTTGCAACTTTTTAGCAGCATCATCCCTAATGATTTGTTTAGTATAACCTCTATTAGATTCTTGAATTCTCATAAAAGATACAAGTGCTACAAATGATACTAATCTATCCACGTTAACTCCATCTGCATATTCTTGCATTTCTTTGATAAGCATTGGATCAGGAATTCTTTCTATTCCATAAGTAGTTTTAACTACAGTTCCATCGGGTTTTGTTTCTTGATCAAGCTCTTCTCTAACAAACTCAATTCCATAACTGAGAAGATGTGATTTAAATAAAGTACCTGTATTCTTCCAACCATATTCCTGGAATACATTTTTATTTGCACCAAGATCTTTTAAGAACATTATCTGACTTTTAGGTACAAGGTACTTCTGCTTCTTTCTACTTATCATGTAGTTAATAAACAAAGAAATATTATTCTCTATTACAGTCCATGCATTATACCATTCTATTATAAGCTCTAATCTTTGATGAGTTTGTTTTATATCATCAAATCTTCCGCACCATGCTGCTACAATTTTACTTTGCTCTATATAAGTTTCTGTTTCTGTTCCAGTCACTTTAGTAACTTCTACAGAGTTTTTCATTACATAAATAGAACACAATGAATCTGATGTTGTAGTTTTACCTTCAGCTACAGGGTCAATAGAAGCATAGTAACTTCCAAAGTCTGGTTTTTCTTTATTAGGTCTTTCCCATACTACCAAACACCCTGTTTTATCTTCAGTCTTTTTGTTTACAGGAAACTCACGTATAGGTTGTCTATTACTTTTTTTAACAGTTGGTTTGCCATTAGCATCTGTAGATATATCTAAGAATTCATATCCATATTCTTTTTCTTCTATTCTTCTAGCTTGTGCAGAAAGAAGATGTGTAGGAAATACTGATACAGATCTATTATCAAATGCTTCTTTTATATTTCTGGGATGCTGAGATATTCTTAACTGATAATCTTCTGGATTTAATTCTCTTTTCCAATCATCAAATTGTTGTTGTAAGGCTACGGTAGCTTCTTCTACTTTAGAATTACCATACTTGTCTATGTACGGTGGCATAGACCATTGTTCAGGAATAAATAAACCTGACATACCTTCAGTACCTTTGTGATCTATTAAATTAGTTTCTACAGCATATATATCTTTAGATGTTGGATTTTGAATCATATCCTTAAGTGGGTTACATTGTGACAAATCACCTACAGATCCAGCTGCTATAAACAATCCTGTAGTAGTAAGCCCTGATCTCATTGCTGGTCTCATGTACTCATATGTCTTATCCATCTTAGGTGCAATACCCGCCTCCTCATGAAAGAAGTATTTAACTGGACCCCCTACACCATTTGTAGGATCTTTCTCAAAGGACATACCTTGTATAGTTCCTTTTAGACCTACTTCAGTTTTTCTATTACCTTTTCTGACCTCAATCTTTTGCTGCCACATCATTACCTTACTAGGGTTCATTGGTCTATACCATGCAGTATGTTCATTTAGGAATGCTGCATACTCATCTAAGAACTTCCAAGAACCTTTTTCATTAATGTAATCTTTAAGGCTAGCCCCTATCTTAAGAGTTACCCCTGGCTCAAACCATTGCTGATTAATAAGCTTTGCCATATGATAATAAGAAGATGCAATCTGACGTTTCTTTAGTATAGCAACATGTTTATAGTTTAACTCTGCTAACACTTCATATAATGCCATATGATACTGAGCATCTCTAATATCAGCAAATCCAAACTTTTGAATCTCTTTGTTAAAGATCGGTAAAAAGTTTAACCACATGTAGTAGTCTCTTGCTATATACCAAACTTTATCTCCTGATTTGTATATTACACCTTTTCTACATTTTTTCTTTTCTCCTTCCCAGTAGTTAATAAAGTCTCTTGATTTAAAAGGAGCAGCACAATAAAAACCTTGTGTATTAAACTTAGTAGCTTCTCCATTAAATTCTACAGAAGTTTCATCAAATGCATACTGACCAGGTTCTTTAAATAAATCTCTTACATAAGTTGCAAAGTCTTCTCTGCTATCAAAGTCTGTACTAGTCCATGTACCATTATCCCATGTAGGAACATCTTGATATATTTCTGTATCATTGGTCATATCCTAAACCTATTCCACCTCTTACATTACTTTGTTGTTCTTCTTGAAGATCTTTATAAGCTCCTTTAAATGATTCTCTAATTTGCTGATATTTGGCAGCTGCATTTACTAAAGAGTTAATGTTACCATCTCTACCGTGTTCAATAGGTGTGGTTTGCATATATCTACCTAATCTATCTAGCATGGCTGCAATACCTTTGTATGCTCTTGATGTTGGTGTCTGATACATCTTTTCACAAAACTTAAGTGCTGCCCATACATCATCATCTTCTGTAGAAAACTCTCCATCTACTTCTTTCATTATAACCTCTTCTTTTTCATGTTCAGGAGTATGAAAAAAAGGATTCATGTCTGGGTTAGGACATGTCATATAAAATAGATATTGATAAATCTTTAAATAATCATCTGGATAGTTATCCATTATATCTTTTAATGACTTAAGTGTATAGCAATGTTCTGTTGGAACTACCTTGCCGTTTTGTATATCAAATAGTTTTGCAATCATTTTTTCTTTAGTTTTTTTCTGTTATCATGTAGATAATGTATTAAAGATATAACCTCATCTTTTAAATATGGAACAGGTATTGTAGTTAAATCTTTTAACACAGGGTCTCCTTGTTTTGTATATTTAGTTATAGGATATCCATGTTCATCTTTACCTTCTTCCTCAAACTGAACATGATGTATAAACATTCCACCTGGTCTTAGTTTAGGATTATGCTTTAATATAATATACATATAAATACTGAGTTGTAAAGCGTAATGATTAAAATTACAATCATCTAAATGATTAAGAGGAAACTGCATTTTTTGTGACATACCTTCCCAATCTACATAAGATTGCATCTTGATTTCTTTATTAGTCTTATAATCTATAATACTAACTTTTCCATTTACAACTTCTACTAAATCAGACTGTCCGCATATACCAGCAGATTTAAGATATACCATATGTTCTGGATATACTCCTGGATCTAATTTTTGCTTTGGAGAAATTTTAACACCCTTACCTTTTGTTATTGGTGTAAATATAGGTACAGTAGTTCCATCTCGTTCTATTGAAGCTAAAGAACATAAATCATCTTCTCTCTGATTATGATAAAATGTTCCTAGAGACATTGCTCTTTCAGACTCTTTCTTCCAAACAGCTTGTATATCTTTTGGTTTCATA